TTGCTCTCCCATCTCCTCCACCAAAAAGATTACTGAAAAAGCCTTTGATTTCCTCGCCATAACCTTCGTAGGCCGCTAGTCCACCACCTACAGCAGTTCCTAAAGCGGCGCCAAGGGCAGTACCGATAATAGGAACCATTGAGCCAATGGCCGCACCTGTTAAAGCACCACTTGCCGCTCCTGTGGCAATTCCTAATCCTTTTTGCACATCATTGTCTGATTCTGCTCCTGCTTCGGCCATGTTCATTCCAGCATTGACTCCAAATGCACCTGCTCCGATCATTCCTAGTCTGCCTAAAAATCTCATTCCTTTTTGGAAGATCCCTGCTTTTCCTTTGCCGCCTCCACCGCCCATGAAGCCACCACCCATTCCTCCGGCGGCTTTAATTCCTGCTGTTGTTCCTGTTTTGACGGCGAGGAATAATGGCACTGTGTCTTTTAAAATACCAAAGCCTGTTTGTATTCCTTCCTTCATGACAAAGAGTAAACCTGCCATCTCTGGGGTTAATTTTTTGACATCTTCGGAAAGTTTTCCTAGCATATCATTCAGAGATCCTGTGCCTGTGCCTACAAAATCGTCTACCAGTTTTAAAAATCCGGTTTTTGTGCTGTCAACTGCACTTGTTAAGTTTTTGAGATTAGTTTCAAACTCTGTGAACTCTTGTGTAAGTTTGTCTGCTTCTTTTTGTTGCTCTCCGATTGCGTCTGCTGTGTTCAAACTTGCTGTTGCCAGTTTGTTTACTTCACCTTGTAGTCTTAAAAACTCAACTGTACCAGTCGCTGTTGTTTCATTGAATCTTTTGTTTGATCTCTGTGCCGCATCTCTCATTCTAGTCATGGCTTCTTCGACTGTGATGTTTCCTGCGATTAGATCTTTTACAATTTGTTGTGACTCCGGTATGTTTTGTGCAAACTCGATTGCCGCGTCTGTTACAGGATTACCTGCTGTTGCAATTAAGTCTTGTAAACCTGTTGACAAACCAGGGGCAAGTTTTGTAATACCTGCTTCAAACTGTTGTAAGTTCTGTGCAACTATTGGAGTCTGTGTATTGAGCATTGCAAGGAATCTTTCGTTGGCAAGCGACGCCTCCATTTGTCTTGCAAGATCTTCTCTTTGTTGACCTGTCAGCCTTGCCAGTCTATCAAGTTGTTCTATGTAATCTCTAGCAGTCTTTAACTGTTGTGCCTCTGACTGTTGTGTAAGCAAACCTGTTCTTCTTTGTAGTGTTAGGTTGCTTATCAAGAATTCATTTATTTCTTCAACCGTAAGTCCAAGTGGTGCCAAGAAACTAATGTTGGCATCTCTAAATTGTTTTGATAAACCTGCAAATTGTTTTGCACCTTCTGTGGTAGTACCAAATAACAATGCCAATGCCTCAGAATTTTTACCAATCATGTCAACAAAATCAGTGATTGGTATTCCTGCGTTCGCTGATGCTTCTCGTAATTGTATTAGGTTCTGTCCAAATGTTGCACCAACAGATGACAATGTTCTAAATGCATCGGTTGATTCACCAAATAAATTTCCAATCCTTGCAAGTGATTCACCAACTCGACCAAACTCGGCAAGAGACGCTGTGTAATCTTGTATTCTGCCGGTACCTTCACTGACTGCTTTTGAAAATTTCCCAACAAAACTTGTTGTTTTGACCGTGCCTTTTGCAAATCCGGTTGCCGCTTTTTCAGATAAACCAATTGATTCGCCTACGTTTTTAAAATTTTGCTCTAATTTGGAAGATACACTAAACAGCCTTTTTCTCTGCTCAATTGCTCTCTTGATTTCTTTTTGTTCTTGTTCAGATAATTTGCTGTTCTTTTCTAATGCTCCGCCGGCCTTGATCAGGCTTTTACGGTAATTCTCCAACTGCTGTGAATTGGTAATTTTTGATAATTCTTCTAATATTTTCTGTACTTCAGGATCCATTTTTTCTACCATTTTATACGCATATAAATATAGACATACATACGTTAATATGTTATATTTATAGACGGAAAAAACACAATGACAAATGAAACAAAACCTTTAAGCAAATACTATAGACAACCACAGATCTATATCAGATTCCCAAGTGGTGGACAATTTTATCCTCCACAGGTGGTCAAGCCAACTGCAAATGGTGAATACCCAGTGATGCCCATGACAGCAGTGGACGAACTTGCATTCAAAACACCAGACGCCATGATGAATGGCCAGGCGACAGTGGACGTGATAAAATCCTGCATACCTGACATCTTAGATCCATGGCAGATAGTGAACTACGACTTGGACACAATACTTGTTGCGATCAGAATTGCAACTTACGGTGAAAAAATGGATTTGGAAGTCACAACTCCAGTAACCAACGAGAAATACACACAATCATTAGATCTAAACACAGTGCTTGAATCACTAGTTGGCAAGCCAATTGAAAATGTCGCAGTGATGAATGACGGCATGAAAATAACAAGCAGGCCATTGACTTACAGACAAATCACTACTTCTCAATTGACACAATTTGAACAGCAAAAAATGTATGCTCAGGTCAATACAAGTCAACTGTCAGATGTAGAAAAAACAGCAAAGTTCCAGGAAGCATTTAAAAAACTTACGCAGTTGAATTCTAGTCTTTTATTAGGAAACATAAACAGCATTGAATTGCCTACAGGTGAAACTGTTACTGATCCTGCACAGATAAAAGAGTTTGTTGACAACGCTCCGACTAAACTTATTAAGGAACTAGAAGACAAAATGAGTGTTTTGAGACAACAAGGTTCAGTGAAACCTATACAGATCAAAGCAACAGAAGAACAGATCAAAGCAGGAGTGCCAAGCACTTTCACAGTGCCTATAGCATTTGATAACTCAAATTTTTTCGTATAAAATTAGTGACAATGGGGGAATCTGACATGATTTCCTTTTTTAAGGACCTAGAAAATGAATGTAAAAATCTCAAGAATGAATTGTTTAAAATTTGTTGGTATATGCGTGGAGGCGTAACATACCAAGAATCCCTAGCACTATCCTTTGATGACAGACAGATCATCGGTGCACTCATAAAAGAAAACTTAGAAACAACCAAAAAAACAGGACAGCCATTTTTTTAATTTGAATTATATGATATTATTATCATGCTAATGAAAGGTTTTAAATAAACACAATGTTCAAAGGAGCATACACACCGCAGGACTCTGCACTATTTGGATCTTTTGAATGTCCAGAAGAGGTCGACATACCGTTGACCGACATAGAGGCCTATAAACTATGGCCAAATCTCAATTGGATGTACGACAAACCAAAACTGTGTGAAAGCCTCAAAGTCAAACACAACTTCTCTGGCATAATGCCTGAAGAGTTTCCGGTGTTTCAGAAACCCATTCAGAATTTACACGGACGTGGACAGAACACAAAACTTATTTCAAACCCAAAAGAATTTGAGAAGAGTTATGTGCCGGGAACCTTTTGGATGCCGGCATACACAGGAAACCATTGGAGCGTGGACGTGATCATGCTGAACGGTAAGGTGGCCGATTATTTCTGTGTGCTGGGACATCCATCTTTTGACGGAATGTTTGACTATTGGGAATACAAGGGAAGAGTAGACGAGAACATCGGCAAGTACGATGAACATATGTTACAGGCATCTATCAAAGCAACTGACTTCTGTGAGAAACATCTTCAAGATTATGGATGGAGCGGAGTGATAAACTTTGAACTGATAGGTGAGAACATAATCGAGGTGCACTTGAGAATGAGTCCACAATTTGCAGTGATGTACGGTGAGGCAGTCTTGAAACAGTTGCCTGACGTTTACGCAGGAAACAAGTACAAGAAAGATCCCATGAAGCAGACACCACCCGGCGGATATGTTTTACCTATGTTTGTAGAAGAGGCTCCTAAACACGGTTTCGAGGTCAACGATAAGAAAATTAAAGAAGTTCTCGACGACGAGAACGTGCGCCACGTCAGTTTTGAGTACACTGGAGATAACAATCTGGAAGATATCGCACACCCACCCGGCGGATTTTACCTGGGAAGTATCACAGTCACAAATCTAGACAAGGGCAAAGAACAACGTAAAGAACTTTTCAAAGCATTTGTATCAAGAGATAGTCATTAATGAGATGTCTAAAGACATCTAAACTTCGCTTACGCTCGTTTGTTTTTTTAAAAACGCAACTGTAAGAACAAAATGCTTAACGCATTGCGTTTACTGTGGCAGATTTTGAAGTCACAATTCTGCTGTTTCCAGCAGAACTGACTTTGTCTCTGTGGCGAGTGTCGAAGTCACCATACATCGCTACCAAATTTGGCCGGGCGGTTGTGCGGTACCCGTTTGCTCATTCCTAACAACGCGAGCCTGTAAAGTCTTTGTATGATAATCCATTACAGACTTGAGGGTGCTTCTTTTTCCTTGCAGTGCCTCATCTTTTTTGCCGTGTGCATCTTGTGATTCACCACCTACTATTAGTTCGGCGCACTTCACGTTTTACCTGGATGCTATTTTTGCCTGTGATTTTAATTTGAGAAAGTTTGTGCCTATCACTAGTATATAACACACACAAATTTTGAGGTCAATCTTTTTGAGTTTAAATATGGATATGAGTTGGATTTATCAAGAAAAACCTATTAATGAATTACCAAATGATTGTGTTGGCTTTGTGTATCAGATTACAAATACAACTAATGGTAAGATGTATATTGGAAAAAAATTAGCAAAGTTTAGTAGGTCGAGGAAACCTTTAAAGGGCAGAGTCAACAAAAGAAGATATAAAATTGAATCGGATTGGCAGGATTATTATGGATCAAGTGATGCATTAAATGAAGATATACAAAAAATTGGTAAAAGTAAATTCAAAAGAGAAATATTGTTTTACTGTAAATCAAAAGCAGAACTTTCTTACGTGGAGGCCAGGGAACAGTTTGCACGTAAAGTTCTTGAAACAGACGATTACTACAATGGTCATATCCGTGTGAGAATACATGGATCGGGAATTATGAGAGAGAAATCAACTAAAGGAATACTCAGATCATAAAAAAAGCCTGTACAAATAATGCACAGGCTTATTTTAACGTTAAATTAAAATCCAATTACGAAGCGGCCTTCTCGGCGTTTTTCGCTTCCTGAATTTCTTTTCTTCTTGCTTTGATCAATTTAGACAAAGATGCTAGTGCCTTTCTTGCTCTAGTGGCACTTGCTTTTACGCCCTTCTCTGTGAACTTTTGGTTCTCTTCAGAGTATGACTGAATCTCTGTCATGATCTGTTCATGTGTTTGTGACATAATATTACATCCTTTTTTTGTTATATTAGTTATAACTCTTTAATTTAAGCAGAAAAGAACTGGTTTTGTCAAGTGAAATCTAAATTACTATTTCAACATCGTTGGAATAATTGGTAAAACCGTTTTCTTTTACAACTTTTAATACAGAATTCACTCTGCTTACCAATTCATCTTTGTGTGAAATCAAGAAAATATTTTTATTTTGTGTTCTCGACATATCTTTTAGAACCGCCATCGATGACTCAACTCCTGATGTGTCCATTCCAGCGTCAACTAATTCGTCGATGAACAATAAATTAATTTGTTGGTAAAGAGATTCCCAAACATCTCTGAATGCCCAACTCAAACTCAATATCAATCTATTTCTTTCACCTCTACTTAAATTATCAAAATCTAATTCTCTACCAAGTTCTTCGATCTGTACTGTGAGATCCGAAAGGAAAGTAACTGTGTGTGGCAATTTTACCTGACCGAGATAGTATGCCAGTCTTTGGTTCAAATATGTCAAGTTTTGTTCAATTATTCTAGTTCTAACAAAGGAGTCTTTTGCAGTCAAAAGTTTGTACAAGAAATCTTGGTGTCTTCCTAAATCTTCTAGTTCATTTATATTAGTGAAGTCAACCTTTTGGATCGCTTTTTTGCTTAACTCGTCGATTTGTTCTTGATAAGGGTCGGCTTCCTTTTCTAATCTCTCTAATTGATTTTTGAGATCTGCTAATGATCCTTTATGGTTATATGCTTCATCTATAGAGTCATAATACGTGTCTGGCAATGCACCAATATCGCCAATAGAATCGATTCCTTCTGTTACAATTTTAAGATCTCCTTCGAGTTTATCTGCGTAGGTTTGAGATTCGTTGAGAGTTTGATTCAATTTGCTTACCAATTGTGTATGTTTGTCAGTATGTAATTCTTGTTCGCAAGTTGGACACTTTTGTTGTTCGGCATATTTTAAATCTTTTTTAGTCTTCTCTACTTGTAGGTTTGCTTTGGTAAGAGAATCTTCGTGGTATGCTTTTTCTTTTTGTAAACTTCTCAATGCTGTTTGGTTTTCATTATGTTTTACAACTTGTTTGTGTGCAGTAAGTTCCTTTTCAATGTCAACTTTTTCTAAATCTTCTATTGCTGTTTTTAATTTTTCTACGTTTTCATGGTTTTGAGATTTCCATGCATTGCTTCTAATCTGTAAGGAATCTATGCTTTGTTCAATCTTTTCATTTGATGATGTAATAGCGTCTATTCTAAATTTTTCTTCTTGCACCTCAGTTTTGTTAGACTTCATCTGTTCTTTTAAAAGATCTGCTTTCTCACTTAACAATGTGATACCTAATAGTTGTTCAATTATTTCTCTTTGTTCTGCTTGTTTTGTGGCCAAGAACGGTTGTGTGTAAGTATTCAATGCTATGATGTTTTTAAACATTGCATGAGTCATACCCAATAGTTTATTAATTTCTTTTTGTGTTTCTCTGTTTTCGCCTTGTGCCTCATTGGCATCGGCATTTTGTTCAATATTGTTTGCAAAGAATTTAAACAGTTGTGGTTTTCTACCTCTTTGTATTGTGTAAGATACATTATTTTTTTCAAAAGTAACAGACACCATCATGTCTTTACTATTAGTTTTATTAACCAAATTGTCTCGTCTTATTTGTGTTAATGCTTCACCAAAAAACACATAACTGATGGCATTGATTATAGTAGTTTTGCCTGTACCATTTCTAGCACCGGCATCGTCGCCACCCAGGTCCATATTTTCGCCAAGTACAAGCACGAGATTTTTATTAGCAAAATCTATGCTCTGTGTGGCATTACCCACACTCATGAAGTTTTTTACAGTTAAGGTTTTAATTGTTAACATCTAAATTATTATAAATCGCCATTAAAATATTTTTGTCATAAGTTTCAGAATCAACGCCGTCTAATTGTTTTAACACAATTTGATCAACTGAGTCAAATTTTTCAACTTTTACCAGTGGTTGTTGTGCTTGATCAATTTGTTCTGGAATTAGTTGTAATTCTCTTAATTTGTATTTTTCCATGAACGTTTCTCTTATAAAGTTTGCTTCTTCGTAAGATATCTTTATGTCTAATGAAACTCTCACATACATATTTGGTTGCAACATATCGTCGGCATCGTTTAATAGTTTACTAATTTTGAAGTTTCTATATCTTGGCATATCAGGCCAATTGATATATTTTGGTTTGCCATCCCATTCCAATATCATCATACCACGTTCGTCATCTCCAGAGTCTGCGTAGTTGTGCGGAAACGCATTTCCCATATAATGAATATTGTTGCTAATCTGCCTTTTATGGAAGTGTCCTGTGAACATATATTCTTGATTCTTAAAATGTTCTGCTTTGATAGTACCTGTGTCAGGCATATCCACCATTGCATTCATTTTAAAGTATGGCAATTCAAAATGGCCAAACATATACCTTGCTTTTATTTCTTTTATCTTTTTCCATTCATCTTGCACCACCCATGGAATAATTGCCACATCGTTCTCAATAATCCATTCATTTACAATATGGACATTTGGAATATATCTTACAAACTCCATGCTATTAATTTCTCTTTTGTCTCTGTAAAACAAATCGTGATTGCCCATTATGACATAAACTTTCTCGAAAGCCTTGCCTAACCTTTCCATGTTTGAAACTGTGTAGTTCATAGTGGATACGTTTGTGGATGATCTGTGGTGATGCCAATCGCCTAAAAATATGCAAGTTTCACAACCGTGTGCTTTTGCTTGTTCTATAAACCAGTGAACAAACGATTCACAATCATCATTGTGTATTCTGCTGTTCCCCTTCATACCAAAGTGTATGTCAGTAAAGCAGGCGACTTTATTAAAAAAGTTCATTACTTTTTACTTTCTTTATATTTTAACAGTGAAAAATCTCTTTCACCTGTTTTTTTAAAATGTCTATTAAACAATGCCATTGATGTTTTAGTTGCCACCCGCACAGCACTATTTCCTGTTTTTTCTTTTTGTTTGTAGGTCGCGGTTCCCATTTCATTCGCACTCTGTCTTGTGAACGAAGGATTCATTCCAGCGTCTTCTAGTATGTCGTCTCTGATGTTTTGATTTCTTTTTTCAATGTTTAATATTCTTGTAAAACTATTAGTTATCGCCGCTGTGTAGTAGGCAAACGGATTCTCGGATTTGGATTCATCAAATTGTAAACCTATTTGACTCAATTGCATTAGTGCTTGTGATCTCATCTCATCGTTGTACGTATAACCTCTCCAGTTTGATCTTGTGCCATATCTTTCACAGAGTTTCATAAACATCATTGCTAGATTTTTTGTAATTGTACCGTGGTCGACACTGAAATAGCCGTTACTCATTCCTCCAATCCAATGAGATTTGCCAACGCATTTTGGTTTTGCTTTCTTGTCTAACCTATAATGTTGGAAAGGTGGAAAATTACATTTTGCATGATGATCCGATGTTTGTTTAGGATTCCTTTTTCTTGTGCTGTCCAAAGGCACGTGATCAAAAGTCATTACACGAAAAACTAAATCTGTTTTGTCTATTGTCCTAGGCGATACAGTAAAATCTGATAATTTTATCTTTTTTTGTCCTTGTGCTTTTGCTTCTTCCCAAGCAGTCACAGTCATTTTTTTTGCTTTATTTTTTCTTGCTTGAGCGATTGAACTGGCATTTATTTTGGAAAGTGCAGGCAGTATTATATCATAGTCAGCATCTTTGTCGGCCACGTATGAACTATACGTACCCTTACTTTTGTGTATTTCTTTCAGCAGATCGCGGTTGTTTAAGTATTTTACTCGTTTCATAAGTTATAACCTTTTAATTAAAATGTATTGCCGTACGGGGAATTAAATGCGCCTATAATTGTGCCTATAAATATGTTTAAAGTATACGAAATTTAATTTGAAAATGCAACCTTTTAAAAAGAATTAAAAATATGGCAGACACTTGGAACACTGTAGACGTTGATAATGAACCTAATAACCCAGGCTTTAATGCGGACAAAAAATCCGTAGCAAAAACGATAGCGGGTGCGGGCGGTAATATTTTCAACAGGACACTAGGTAGACTATTTGGTGCTAAATTACCACCAGGAGCCGAAGGTCCAATGGCGACCAATACCCAAGCGGCATGGTCAAAAAGAACTAATCAAACCGACTGGCGTGTCAAACTAACGTTAAGGAAAAACGAAGATATGTATAATTTCTTTTTTGGCAACGCGAAAACAGGTGATACAAGTCAAACAAAATTGCTAGGTCCTTTGGCAAATGACGGCGGAATTGTTTTTCCTTTAACACCATCGATTATTATACAACATCAAGCCAATTATAATGCTTTAGCACAAACACATTCAAATTATCCATTTTATGCATATGAAAATTCTGAACCTGCAAACTTGACGATTGTAGGAGAATTTCCTGTGCAAAATCAAAGTGATGCACAATACTGGGTTGGTACATTGCATTTTTTAAGATCAGCAAGTAAAATGTTTTTTGGTGGAGATGATACTGCCAACAGAGGAAACCCACCTCCGATACTTACTTTGAATGGATATGGAAATCATGTCTTCAAAAATGTTCCTGTAATTATTACAAGTTTTACAGTTGAACTTACTCAAGGAGTTGATTATATTTCGACTTCACAGAATAATAAAATAGCAACACCAAATCAAACTTCACAAACTTACACACCAAATGATAGTTTGCCAGAAACATGGGCGCCTACACAAAGTATCTTTACAGTTCAGATACAACCAGTATACTCAAGAGATACAATTAAAAAATTCAGTATGCGACAATTTGTTGATGGAAATTTAAGTAATAAAGACGGAGTAGGATTCATTTAATGGCAAAATATTCAAACACTTCTCCATACTTTGCTACAGAAGAAAATAATATTAGTTTAGACTTTTTTGTGCCAAGAACAATTACGGCCGAGGACGACGATATATCTTATACTATCGATAGAATATATGCTTACAGACCCGACCTACTTGCATATGATTTATATGGCAATCCAAGACTTTGGTGGGTGTTTGCACAAAGAAATCCAGACTCAATAGAAGATCCAGTCTATGATTTCGCTCCGGGGGTTGTAATACAGTTGCCAAAATTAAGCAATCTGCAAAAAGATTTAGGAGTTTAATATGCCCGGCGAATATTACTCATCTCCGAGTGAAGGTAGCACACTTTCAAAATCTAAAGATGAAAAAGGCAAAAATAACGATGTAATAAAATCCAAAGCCATTGTTCCAAATGCTTTACATCAATATGCATCTTATAATTACATCTGGACTTTATCTGGATTATCAGAAGAAGAGATAAGAGATCCAAAGTTATACAAAACGAATCCTCCGCACGATATTATTGCACGTTCCGGCGGCATAGGTCCATCAACTTCTTTTAACAATGCTAGTCCTTTTGATACACCAAAAGATGTTTCAGGGGACGGAATGGGAATGGAGGCGGTATATGCTAAAGAAAGAAATAAAAGTAGAATCGAAACAGCAGAGGCCTCTAATTTGATATTAAAAAGAAATCACGATATTTTTTTTAAAAGAGTAGTGATGACTGGTTCTTATGTGCCTAATCCCGATAGGAAACTTATGAATTTTAACAAACTTGAAATGGATTTAGAAGAACCTTTAGGTATAACTTTATTTGAAAAACTTAGAGCCGCGGCCTATAACAACGGTTATTTAGATCATACTGATGCACCATATCTTTTAACTTTAGAATTCGTAGGCATGGACTCAACTGGTAAAGTAATTAGGAATCCAGTGCCAAAAAAATATTATCCAATCAAAATTTCAAATTTTATAATGAATTTAAATGCGGGCGGCACAACATATTCAGGCATAGCAGTACCATGGACTGAGTTTGGAATGTCTAACAGGTTTTTGTATACGAGGGGACAATTCAAAGTTGAAGGAAATTCTTTACGTGAAAAATTTGATTCTATCACAGAAGGATTAAAATCAAACCAAGAAAAAGAAATTGCTAAAAATATTAAGCAACACATAGATGAATACGTAATACAAATACATCCAGATTTCAATACCGAAAAATATACTGGTGATGTAGCAGACGTCAAGCAAATGCAATCAAGTGATTTTGAAACCGAAGGTAAACAAACAACAAAATCAGAGATGCAAGTAAATCCTGGCACAGCAGTTAGTAAACTTATCGAATCAATCATGCTGTCTACTCCATATTACAATGATCTAGTTAAAAATGTTGTTGAAAAATATTTTGGCAAAGACGGAAAACCTTCAAGTGGTGTAGGAGGCGTTATAGATGGTGAAATGGTTCCTTGGTTTAAAATTTTAACATCTGTGCAAACTGAAAAACCATTTGATGATATTACAAAAATGCACAAAAAGAAAATTATATATTCAGTACAACCTTATCAAATTCATATTTTAAATTTTGCCGTACCAGGTTTAAGTGGTGCGGATATGATGGGCAAATATGTTAAAAAAGATTATCAGTACATCTTCACTGGCCAAAATTTAGATATTTTAGATTTAGATATAAACTACAAGGCGGCTTTCTTTCAAAGTTCTTTGACTTCGGGATCGAGAGCGGATACAGGAAACGATGCAAAGGATACTTCGGGAGATGAGAATGCTAATTTATATTATGGACAATCTAGATATCCAGAACCAGAACTACCTTTAAGAAGTTATCCTGGCATTAGTAGTACAGAAGATGCAGTTCAACGTGCAGATAAAAGTAATAAGACGCAAGAATTTTTTGATTATCTTATAAATGGCACTGGCTTTATGGTCAGAGTAGAAATGAAGATAATGGGAGACCCTTCGTTTATAGGTGATCATTATGCCGAACCTATCAAAGTAATGGGTGATGGAAAAATACAAAAAGTTGAAAGGGTTGGGTCATATGGTGGTAATGTTTGGGACGAACAACAAGGTGCGTTTGACCTTGACCAAGGAGAACCGTTAGTAACATTGCACTTCAGATATCCTACAGACTTCGACGAGGTATCTGGAAATTATAAATTTAAATCTCAGGAAGAAATTCAGTTCTCTGGTTTATATAAGGTCTCGAGAGTAGAAAGCACTTTCGATAATGGTCAGTTTACTCAAATACTTACGATGGTGAGAATGAATAATCAAAAAGGCGATAAGAAATCGGCCAAACCATTAATTAACAAAGAGAAGATTAACTACCAAGATGCCAAACCAAAAGCATACAACGTAACTGATATTGATGCGGCAGGCAGAATAAGAGGCGGATTATAATGGCTGAAAATATACATTTAACAGGTGACGTTTTCACAACCAAAGCACCGGGTAAAGATCAATCCTACGGTACCGTTGGATCCGGTCCTTACATAGGAATAGTCAAGCAAAATAAAGACCCTGAAAAAATGGGAAGATTGGGTGTGGTGATTCCAAACCTAGCAAAAGCACCAAACACAAAATCAAATGAATTAATAATCTGTGAATATCTAACACCATTCTATGGAGCAAAAAGTCTTCAGGTTACAGGAAAAGATAAACCATACAGTTATGATGAAAGTCAGCATTCATATGGTATGTGGGCAGTGCCACCCGATATCGATACACGAGTCCTTGTAATTTTTGCTGAAGGCAAAATATCAAATGCATTTTGGATAGGTTGCGTACAGGATTCCTACACAAATCACATGGTTCCTGGTCTAGGTGCATCAACGCAGACAAGTGTAGATACATCAGACGAGAGTCAAGCAGAGACTAAAAAAGAACAAACTTATGGAACTGATTATGTGCCTGCAGGCGAGGCAAATAGGAATTTTTGGTCGCAACAAGGAGGCAAGTACGAAAATATTAAAAAGCCTATACATCCATTTGCAGAGACTTTAAGGGAACAAGGCCTAATCCAAGACACAGTAAGGGGAACAACATCATCATCTGCAAGGAGAGAATCTCCTAGTAATGTTTTTGGTATCAGCACCCCGGGTCCTGTAGATAAAACAAAACCAACAAAACAACTTGGCCCAACTGACGCACTAGAAGATGTACATACTTCAAGACGTCCAGGACACACTTTTGTTATGGATGACGGTGATAATAATGGAGACAACCATCTTGTACGTTTGAGAACAAGTTCTGGTCATCAAATATTATTGCACGACACAGAAGGTTGTGTTTACATAGCAAACGGATCAGGTGAAGCATGGATGGAGTTTTCAAACAATGGAACTATAGATATCTATTCCGGCAACAGTATTAATGTAAGGTCAAGCACGAATATGAATTTTCATAGCGACGCTAATATTAGTTTTTACGCAGACGGCGAAATAAAAATGAAAGCAGGCGGAAAACTTGTAATGGATGGCAGTAGAATACAAGCCATGTCTGACAACGATATTATGATTCATGCAGAAAATGGATCTATAACAACCAAAGCAGTCAACAGTAATATTTTAAGTTACAGTGCATCTGGTCAACAACATCATTCAGGTGGTGATATACACATGGCAGGGACCGAAGTACATATGAATTCAATTGCGGCGGACAGTGAAATAGTTACTACTATGATTAGAACAGATATGCAGTCCACTGATCCATCAGGTACTAACACACTTGTTGTGCCAATTGCAGATGTCAATACCTCACTCAAAGGTTTAGCACAACCATTAAAATCAAGTCCATTAGCAAATGATTCGATGGACGGAATGCGTGTACCAACACACGAACCATATGCAGAACACTTTGGAAAAAAAGTTGGACTTAAAATGTTTACAGGAGCAGGCAAACAGCCTTGGAAATAGATGTCAGGAAGAACTAACATAAAAGGTACAAAGGGTTACGATCCAGATTACGCAAAAGAAATTCATAAAAAGAATATCGAATCAGCGGGTGCATCTGGGCAAGGATTTTACAATGCCGAAATGGGAAAAGAGTTTGCAAAAGATTTGAAAAATATTTTAGAGCCACACGTCACTGCTTTAAAAAATGAAATTGATCCTATTTGGAAAAATAATTCAGCAAGTCCCGGCAGTTCAGAATTTGTATCACAATTGAACAGGACAAGTAGTATTTTTGCAGTAAGGTCAGGACAAATAAAAGCAGATTTAGATGCTTACTTAGAAGAAAAAGGACTTAAAGATTCTACCGATTTGGAGTCAGTTCAAAAAGCGAAAAATGAATTTTTAACAAAGTATGCTTCTACGTATGGAGTACCAACAGAAACATTTGACAAAAAATCTAAAACATCAAATGTCAAAGCAACAACTGGATCGGTTGATATACAAAGTATTTCAAAATCGGCTCCAATAAACGCATCGGCTCTTAAAGATCAAGTATTTGTAAATACTGACGCTGTAATGAGCAAGTCGGGAGATTTTTCAAAATTAGTTAATACAAACATCAAGAAAGCAACAGGCAATTTGAGTTTTGATGATATTGGCAGTAAAATTGGAAATTTTGCTGAGGCCGGAACTGCATCAATTAGTAACTTACTGGGAGACATCAAGAACCCAGATTCACAGATCGGCGGAATGATTACTAAAACTTTAGGAAAGGTCGAAAGTTTATCAACAAATTTTGACGCAAATATGTTCAATAAGAATATTCCTAATATGCCAGATCTTAAATCGCTTGTACCCAAGGGTGCATCTAATGTAAATATATCAAATGCTGTTTATAAAACAACAGTTGGTAACAACGTTGTTAGTGTCACTGAAGTAAAATCAGTGATAGCAGATACAGGTAAAACTTTAGGATCAGTATCTAAAAGCAGTGGAAAGGTTTTTGACATTTAATGGCAACGAATAAAGTAATATACAGAGGATTCAGTTCCAAATCAGATCAAACAAATTACAAATTGTATGACTTTGAACTAATCAAGCAGGATTTAATTAACAGACTATCTGTTAGAAAGGGTGAAAGAGTAGAAAATCCTGAATTTGGTACAATTATATACGATGCTATATTTGAACCATTAACTGAAGCATTAAGACAGGCTATTGCGGATGATATCACAGCAAATTTGAATGCAGATCCTAGGCTTTCTACAAAAGAAATCAATATCAGTGAATATGAACACGGTATTGCTGTAGAATGTTCTCTAACATATCTGCCATATGATATTACCGAAAAACTTATATTCAAGTTTGATGAAAATTCATCAGTAAGTCTATCTTAATATACGTACATAATTAATACTATAAATATTCGTATTACACGTTATGGCCACAACAGAGAGACAAAATAGACTATTAGTAGCAGAGGATTGGAGAAAGATCTATACTGCATTCCAGCAGGCAGATTTTAAGTCCTACGATTTTGAAACCATCAGAAGAACAATGGTATCATATCTACGAGAAAATTATCCAGACGATTTCAACGATTTTACAGAATCTTCTGAGTATGTTGCACTTCTTGATCTTATTGCCTACATTGCTCAGTCATTGTCCTTCAGAGTAGATTTGAACGCCAGAGAAAATTTTTTAGAGACAGCAGAAAGAAGAAATTCAATATTAAGATTAGCAAGATTAATTAACTATAATGCTAAAAGAAACAAGAGTGCCAATGGTTTACTAAAGATCAATTCTTTACAAACAACACAAGATGTCAAAGATAGTTCAGGAACAAATTTAGCAGGATTGAATGTTAATTGGAATGATGCTTCAAACCCAAATTACAGAGAACATTTTACAACAATTCTTAATGCTGTAAATTTATCAGGTCAAACATTTGGCTCGCCATTGGAATCAGGCACCGTTGGTGGAATCAAAACAGAAGTTTATACTACAACATCAACAAATACTGATATTCCTGTTTTTACATTTAACAGATCTGTAAGTGGAATTAATAGACAATTTGAAATTGTACCATCAACAATAGCAACAGGATCTAGTATTACTGAAAGCACTCCTATTCCTGGTTCCGGATTTAGTTACATTTATAGATCCGACGGAGCAGGTGATTCATCAAACAACACAGGATTTTTTGTCTCCTTCAAACAAGGGAGTCTAGATTATGAAGAATTTACAGTTAACCAAGCAGTTACAAATCTAACAAAACAAATTAATATTAACAACATTAATAACGACGATGTATGGCTATGGCAATTAAATGATTTCGGTCAACCGAGTGCATTATGGTCTCAAGTGCCAACCACTTCTGGAAACAATGTAATATATAATTCTTTGAGTAAAACAGAGAGAAATATTTACAGTGTGCTTACAAGATTAAATGATCAAGTAGAACTGGTATTTGGCGATGGCAATTTTGCAAATATTCCAACAGGTACATTTAGGTTGTACTATAGAACAAGTGACAATGCGAGATACAGTATTCAACCAAACGATCTAAAAAATATTAAGTTTGAATTAAATTACAAAGATGCCGACGGTGGCAATCAAACTCTTACTGTCACAGCAGGTCTTAACAGATCAATTTACAATGCTAGTGAGTCTGAAGATAATGACTCAATCAGAGAAAAAGCACCACAAGTTTATTATTCTCAAAATAGAATGATCACTGGAGAAGACTACAATGTTGTGCCTTTAAGTGCGTCACAAGATATTATTAAAGTAAGAGCGTTAAACAGAAGTGCTTCTGGTATATCAAGAGCGAAAGAAATTATTGATCCAACAGGAGCCTACTCAAACATATCTGTTTTTGCAGATGACGGTATTTTATACACAGAAGAATCGTTACAAAGTTTTACATTTACTTTTGCAAATAAAAGTGAAATTTTAAACACGTTAGATACAAAAGTAGAAAGTAAATTAAAGGAAGCATATTCAAGACAATTTTATTATAAAAAATACGGAACTAAAGATCTTTCAACGATAACTGCCACGTGGGTCAGTACTACAACAGGCACAAACACAAACACAGGATACTTTACAACCGGATCTGGAGCATTAGTGATTGGAAGTTTTGCAGTCAGCAATCTAAAATACGCTAAACCAGGTTCATTGATTAAGTTTACATCACCTGATACAGATAAATTTTTAAATGGTAAGTTTGTTGCATCTACAACAGCAGAGGCACAAGATAGAGCATGGGCCAAAATTGCTAGTGTGGTAACAGATGGAGCAAACGGTGGTTCTGGAAATTTAGAATCAGGACTTGGTCCTATAACACTTGCAGATGTTATTCCAAACGGTGCTAAACTAGATTCAATTTTTCCACCATTGACGACAAACTTTACTGCAACACTTAAAGAGGATATCCAAGCAAGAGTTCAAGCATATGAAGATTTTGGATTAAGATATGACATCGATTCAGCAGAGTGGAAAGTAATAACTGGTACAAATTTAAGTACATCTAATGTATTTTCTACAACATTCCAAGGAGACACAACAGGCACAAACAAAGATGCAAGTTGGTGGTTTAAATTTACTAACGATGGTGTAACTTATACCGTTAATTACAGAAAATTAGAATACCTTTTTGAATCAGAAGGACAAAATAAATTCCATTTTGATATAAATGAAAAAATTTATGATTACAAAACAGGACAAAGTGTAAAAGACAATATTAAATTGCTTAAAAGTAACATCATAACTTCTACAAGCAATGCGGTTGGCTATCCAATTACATGGCAAGTAGTTGACACAGTACAAGAATCTGATGGTTATCAGGACAACAGAAAAGTTAAAGTTGGATTTTTTGATAGGGACGACGACGGTGTTGTTGACAATCCAGAATTATTTGATATTATTATAGAACCAAGCAACACACCTGCGAGTAAATTTGTTTTCTTTGAAAAATATATCTCAGATAACAACATTGAAAGATATAGACCTTATGCGGCGTCTAATTTTACGGTTGTGCAGAATGAATCAAGTATCACTCTTCCAGGTTCATATACTGACGGACAATTATTTTATTTTTATGATTCCAGCGAAGATGTGATTAAAAAGTTTAATTCAACAACAGGTCTATTAGAAACTACATCAGACTACATTGCACGTGCAGGTAGATCAACATTAGAATTCCAGTACAAGCATTACGCAGGTCAAAATACAAGAATTGATCCTTCCATGACTAATATTATAGATCTTTACATTTTAGAAAGAGGTTATGATCAAAACTTTAGGACATGGTTAAAAAATGGTGGCACAAAACCTATACCTAGCACTTCTGATCAGTTGAGAATATCTTACAGCACGACTTTAGATAGTCAAAAAGCATTATCAGATCAAATTATCTATCACCCTGTTGCTTACAAAATTTTATTCGGTACTAATTCTGAAGAAGAATATCAAGCAACATTTAAAGTTGTCAAAAACCCAAGCACAAATTTATCTAACTCGGTAATAAAAACAAATGTTATATCTGCAATAAACGAATTCTTTGCACTAGATAACTTTGATTTTGGTGATACATTTTATTTTACTGAACTTGCTACCTATATACACAATAAGATGGCACCTGATCTATTGACAGTTGTTATTGTACCAAATCAAGCAACACAATCATTTGGATCTTTGTTTCAGGTAACAGGATCATCAGACGAAATTTTTATCAGTGGGGCCACCGTTAATGATGTAGAAATCATCGACGCCATTGGAGCAAATCAATTACAAGCATCAGGTACAGTTGTAACATCAACTACTACAACAACAAATGTATCGCGATCGACTTCAGCAGTATCCGGCACCACTACATCTTCATCATCATCATCTGGTAGTAGTGGGTCAGGTTACTAATGGCTGATTATAGCAATCCTAATTCGACACAAAATTTTGAAGTAGTAACTGAAGGAGATAATTTTACTCTCAGACGTTCTATTGCACATCTTCCTGCTTTTTACAGAACGCCGGCAAATGAAAAATTTTTAACAAGCACGATAGATCCCTTAATACAAAAAGGTCAACTTAAAAGACTTGATGGTTATACAGGTAGATTAGATGCGTACACAAGGACAAAAAACGACACGTATTTAGATGCTACCACAACTGATAGAACTGCATATCAATTAGAGCAGACAGTAACCTACATTGATAAAGATACAACAAGTATCAACCCAGAAGATCAAATTAAGTTTACAGGAACGTACGACGATTTTTTAAATCAATTGAAGTATTTTAACGTTCCATTAAACAATCATGATAGAATTACAAAAGAAAAGACATATGGATGGAATCCAGCAGTAGACTTAGACAAACTTATCAATTACAGAGAATATTACTGGTTGCCCACTGGTCCAAATCTAGTCAATATATCAACTGTTGGAAAAAACACAGAGGTTGAATACGATGTTTCAACAATCACAGAGGATGGAAGTTCAGTCAGAGGATATGTTTTTGGGCATAAAAAGAACGAACAAAATCCTACAATCACTTTGTATAGAGGAAACACTTACAAATTTAATATAGATGCACCCGGACATCCTTTTAACTTGATGACTGAACCAGTCAATACTGGTGTTGCAGAGGACGGAAGTACTTCTATAATCTATTCTGATGGCGTGACTAACAATGGGACGGATAAAGGTACTGTTACTTTCACTGTGCCAACATCGGCACCTAATTCATTATTTTATCAATGCGGAAATCATGCTAATATGCATGGTATCTTTTTAATTAAAACCGTCGATGACAATACATTGATGGATCCAACGAATGATATTGTTGGAGTAAAAAATTATAAAACATCAAAAATTAAATTTACAAACGGTTTAAAAATTAAATTTGGTACTGCTGTTGTAAATGATCAAAAAGAAACTTACGCAGACAAAGAATTCTACGTTGAAGGTGTTGGAAGCAATATCACACTGACACCGACCGAAGACTTATTAGTTCCAGAATCATATTCAAAATTGACAACAATACCTTTTGACAATTATGGTTACGATCAAAGACCTTATGCCAAAGCATTTTATTTGCCTGAAACTCCTGATTACATAACAATTAAAAGAGACTCAATTGACCAAAATGCATGGTCCAGATATAACCGATGGTTTCATAAGTCTGTTATTGAAGACATAGCAAAGGCCAATGATGCCACCGCAGAGATAGATGAAACTGCAAGGGCACAAAGACCTATAATTGAATTTGACTCTAATTTAAAATTATTTAATTTTGGCACAGTGGCAAAAAAATCAGTAACACTTGTTGATAGTGTCACAACAGATGCGTTCTCAACTATTGTAAACCAAGGAGGATACTACATCGACGGAATTCAAGTAAGTGACGGTATGAGAGTATTGTTTACTGCTGATGAAGATTCATTAGTAAAAAATAAAATCTTTAGAATTAAAGTTCTTACAATTCAAGGAGAGTCGCGACTATCACTACAATTAGAAGAAACTTCTGACACGTCGCCTCTAGAAGGCGAGAGTGTGTATGTTGAGTTTGGTGCAAAACATCAAGGGAAAACTTATTACTATACAGAAAAAGCAGGACCTAACAAAAATGAGAAAAAATGGGAATTAAGTCAAGAAAAAACAAAACTTAACCAACAACCTAAATTTGATTTGTTTGACGCAGATGGTATTAGTTTTAGTGATGACACAGTATACTTGTCTAATAACTTTGTAGGATCTGAAATCTTTAATTATGCAACTTCAACGGCGGCAGTGTCCGATACAGTGCTTGGTTTTAAAGTAAAATATAACACAGTGAACAATACAGGAGATATTGTTTTTGAATCTGATTATAATAAAGGCTCTTTCACATATAAACCAGGAGACGAATTTTTAACTAAAAAATATTCTACAGGATTTTTACACGTAACAAAAAATGTTTCGCAGTATGATAATCGAGTAAATTGGATTGAAACTGAAACGGAATCTAAACAAAGGGTAAAAAGAACATTTTTTGCTACTGAAAAAGAAAAGAAAATATTTCCAATTGATTTTTATAAAGGATCTGCATCTCTTACAGACATAGAGGTTAGTGTAAAAGTAAACGGAATATTTAAAACTTTAGATACAGATTATACACTTGTTAATGGAACGTCGACAAAATTTGTTAAGTTTACTGAAGATTTACTTGTAAATGATATAGTTACAATTTATGGTTATTCTGCAACTGATAAGGTATCTAAAAAAGGAATTTACGAAATACCTGATAGTTTATCAAACAATCCTTTGAATAGCACACTTGAAAGTTTTACGTATGGACAAATTGCAAATCATTTATCAAATGTAATTTCTAAAAATACCGATGTAACAGGAACAGTACCTGGTGTATCTAATATTAGAGATTTTCCTGATGCATATAGAAAAGGCGGAATGATACAACAGCACTCCGGGTCTATGCCAACTGCTGTATTCAACTTAATAGATAAAGAAGCAAACTTTATTTCTGCATTAGATTACACTAGAAGAGAATATGAAAAATTTAAAGAAAAATTTTTATCATTCAGCACTTCAGAAACTTACGAAGGTGATCCAGTAACACACGTTGACAATATTCTTACAGAAATTGCTAAAAAGCAAACATCAGCATTTCCTTTCTATTATGAAGATATGTTAGGATGGGGAGAAACGTACAGTAAGAGAGAATACACTGTGATGGACAGCCTGGAAACAAGTTACGCCTTGGATTCTCAACACAGCATCACAAGTTTAAGCAATAGAGCAGTATACGTTTATCTAAACAAAGTTCAACTATGCCATGGCGAAGATTATACATTCAGCACAACAGATGATAGTGTAACCATACTTAAAACTTTGGCCGAAGGCGACACTTTAGAAATTAGAGATTACGGCGACACCACTGGCAGTTTTGTTCCGGTCACTCCTGCAAAACTAGGTTTACGTCCAAAATATAAGCCAGAGTCTGTAAGTGATAATTCCTATCTTACAACACAAACAATGATTATTGGACACGACGGTAGCAGGACAAAAGCATATGGCGACTTCAGAGATGATATATTACTTGAACTAGAAAAAAGAATTTACAACAATATAAAAGTGGCATACAACAAAGAAGATGCCGAAGCAAATGATATCATTCCATCTGCCTTTGCTAAAACTGATTACTCATTGGCAGAATCTAATGGCATAATTGCAAAAGATTTTTACAAGTGGTCTGGAAATAATAATATTGATTACAGGATTAATGACGTATTTTTAGATGCCGGACAATTTACTTGGAACTATTCGTTCAGTAAAGATATAAATGGTGAGAATGCTCCCGGTCATTGGAGAGGCATATATCAATACTATTTTGACACACAAAGACCACATCAAACTCCGTGGGAGATGTTAGGCTACTCAGAAAAGCCAACCGGGTGGGACGCAAGATATGGAGTCGCTCCATATACATCAGGAAACGAAGTTTTATGGGATGACCTTGAACGTGGTTATGATTATGTTCAAAACAAAGTGATTGATAGATATGCTAGACCAAATCTTAAGCAATATTTGCCGGTAAATGAAAATGGAACACTAGTTTCGCCTATACAAAGTCAAACTGTAAATGGTTTTACCAGACAAAATATAAATGGTTTTTGGAAGTTTGGTGATCACGGCCCGGCGGAGACTGCGTGGAGGAACAGTTCTTCTTATCAATTCAGTTTAGTAAAATTACAAGCACTTGCAAATCCAGTTAAATTTTTTGGAATAAAATTTGATCCAAGCAGACTTACAAAAAATGTTGCTGATAACTTTGTGTCAACAGAAACTAATTTAAGGCAGAGACTTGTAGATTCTAGATATCACCTAGAAACCATTACAAATGATGTGACTGGAGCAGTGACAAGGTATCAGACAGCAGGATTCCAACCTATGACTGTAAATTATTTGATTGGAAAAAATCAAGATCCTGCTATCTATTTCTATGATAAGATGAAAAATTTGAACGTGCAACTATCTTACAAGTTAGGCGGGTTCACGGCGAAAGATAATTTACGTATTCTAACCGATTCTTTATCACCAGGATCAACTTCCGGAAGTCAATTTGTTCCAAGTGAAAACTATCATGTGGCTTTCAGAGCGAGTAACCCTGTAAAGAGTTATTATTACAGCGGATTACTGATTGAGAAAAATTCAGCAATCACATCAGATGGATCTACTGTTGCACCTGGATATAGAGTTTTAGGATATGATTCAGAAAATCCTTACTTTAACGTATATGCACCAATACAAAATACAAATAGATCAATTCTAAAAACAGGCAAAGCCACGGCAATAAAGTATTCTGATTTTGTTGATTTTGTACAAGAGGTACCTTATGGAACTGTTTTTAGCACTGCACAGGAAGTAATTGATTTTATAATAGGTTATGAAAAATATTTGATATCGCAAGGTTTCAGATTTAATAGTTGGTCATCAGAATTAGGTGCTACACTTAATTGGACAACATCTGCAAAAGAATTCTTATATTGGACCACACAAGGATGGGGCCCAGGATCCGCTATTGTTTTGAGTCCTGGAGCATCTGGCTTTCAATTAGAGACAAAAAATGTCGCAATTGGAAAATTACAAGATGTCTATGGAAATTATTCTGCAGTCGATGCCGGCGGACGTTCAATTAGTGTAAAAGATCTAAGCACTAAAAGAGGCAGAAACAATTTTGAATTGACTGTTAGGAATGAAGAATTAGGACTGTATGGAATTAATCTTCACGCAGTTGAAAAAGAACACATACTAATTTTTGATAATAAAACAGTTTTCAATGATATTATATTTGATATCAGCACTGGATATAGACAACAAAGATTAAAACTTATTGGTTGGAAAACAGATAATTGGAGTGGTGATTTCTTTGCTCCGGGATTTGTATTTGACAATGCAAAAGTAAGTGCCTGGACGGCAAACACAGATTATCTATTAGGTGACAATGTAGAGTACAACGCAAAATTCTATGTTGCAAAAGTAAATCATAATTCTGGCACAAAATTTGACATAGAAGTATGGACTAAAAAAGATAAAAAACCGGAAGCAAAATTATATCCAAACTTTGATTATCGAATATCACAATTCAATGACTTCTATGGTTTGGAGACAAACAACTTTGATTCGGCACAAGAAAAATTAGCACAACATTTAACAGGATATCAATCAAGAGATTATCTTGAAAATTTATTTAAAAACGAAGTATCTCAGTATAAATTTTATCAAGGCTTTGTAAGAGAAAAAGGAACTGAGAATGCTTTAAACAAATTAGTTAAAGCAAAATTTTTAGATGAAGACATAGATTTATCAATTTACCCAGAATGGATGATCAAACAGGGAGAATTTGGTAACACAGATTCTGATAAAGCAATTCAAATTAAGTTGCCAGACACTTCCGTTTTGACCGATCCAGTCAGTATTGAAATGTTTGACAGTGACGCAGACACCAAACAATATGATAGATCCTTCGGTGTGTCTAAAGATGATTTATATGAAAAGCCATTAGAGTTTACAGCATCAACGGCATTCGGCAGATATGATTATGCCAACGGAATAGACAAAGATAATGTGCAGTTCTACAAGACTGCTGGATATCCAAGGTTAGACGATGTGCAACATACTGCGTTCAACATAGCGGACATTTTAAATTTAGATGTAAATCAACTTACAAAAAATGATTTGATATGGATTGCAAATAATGAAAGCAATGATTGGGACGTACAAAGAGTTTTTGCAACCAGAAAACAAGTGAAATCAATAGCAAGTATCAACAACGATACACAATTACAATTTGAATTTACAGGAAATCATGATCTTTCACTTAATTCAAAAATTACGCAGTATGTAATGATATCTGATTCGCAATATTCGGACATTAACAAAGTTTTTGCAGTGACATCTGTTCCAAGTAATACAAGTATTATTGTAGATTATGATGGACCAAAGATTGGAGCAATACAAAATTTAAAAGATGGCTCTTCGGTAAGCACATACGGAAATCTTTCAAAATTCCAAAGTGTAAGATTTGATACTATAGACAACATATATGATAGAATAAGTTTTAATGATTTTAGAAATAAAGATACTGTGAATAGTATACCTGGTGATAAAATTTTTATAGATAGTAATACAGCAGGCAAATGGAACGTGTATGAAAAGGTAGTGCCAACTGTAAACAACACAATTACATCACCAAATCTATCTAGCAACAGTCAAAACTTTGGCTGGCAAACTGTGGCAAGAGATGACGGAAAATACGTTGCCATTTCAGCACCAGATGATACACAAGGCAAGGTACACTTCTTTTTTAGAAAAAGTGTCACAGCAGGTACACAATTTGGCCTCAACAGAAGTTTCAGCCTCACGTCAAACAATGATGCAACAAGCAGATGCGGATATTCAATGTCTATCAGCACAGACGACAATTGGTTGTTTGCAGGAGCGCCATATTACAATATTGACGAAGACGGTAGCACCGTACATGAAGATCAGGGTGCCCTACAAAGTTTTCAATGGGATCCTGTAAGACAACAATATACTGAAAAAGCATTGATCCATGCACCACACAATGACTCAACAAACAGGGTTGGTGCAAACTTTGGGTGGAGCCACGCATCAGCGGAACTTGCCACAAACGAAAAATATCTCTTTGTAGGAGCACCGGGATTTAACACAGACGAAGGACAAGTTTTTGTGTACAAATGGTCAGTGGGTGCAGATGGTTCAACGTATGACACTTGGACGGAAGTAGGAACACCGATAACAGCGGGATCGCCAACAAGTAGCGATAGATTCGGACACAAAGTTGTCACTAACGACAACGGTGATATAGTAGCAATAAGTGCCGTAAGTTCGTCTACCGCGGGAAGAGTAGAAATATTTGTTAGAGGCGGTAGTAGCAACGATGGATCAACAAAGCCGACATGGACAAGAGTACAGACATTACAGACAGTTGCCTCAGACGGTAGTTCAATGAACAATCAATTTGGCGCAGATATGAGTATGTCTAAGGATGGAAAGACCTTAGTAATTTCTGCACCGGGTGCCGAAGTAGAAGATGGTAGCACAGGCACATTCCAAAATGATGCTGGAAAAGTATTTGTGTATCAATGGAACTTAGACGGTTCTACAAATCAATACACACAGACACAGAGCATACTGCCACCATCTAAGAAAAGCAACATTAAATTTGGTTCGAGTGTACACATTAACAAGACAGGAAATAGAATAGCAATTGGTTCAGAAGGAAAAGACAATCCTAGAAGAATGCTTTTTGATTCAGGTGAAACAACTTTTGATCTACAAGATACAAACATTGTGGACATGAACAAGCAGTCTGGAAGTGTATTTGTAGCAACAAAATATAATACGAAATTTATAATAGACGAAGAGAAAATTACAAACAATGTTTCTGGATTAGATGCTTTTGGAAAATCAGTGCATATGCTAGACAACTCTCTGTTTATTGGATCACCACAAGATGATGTAGGTGCCACGGATGACGGATCAGTTGCACACTTTGATACATCTGTAAGCGACAAACACGGGTGGACTCAATTACGTGAAGAAACTAACTTTATAGACAACAGAAAAATATCTTCGGCATTTATTTTTGATAGGTCCAAAAATACAATTTTAGATTACATCCAATATTATGACCCAATAAAAGGACAAATATTTGGCTTGGCCGACAAGGAATTAAAATATAAAACTACTTGGGATCCTGCGAGTTACAATTACAATCCAACAGGATCAAATCAATCCAAAACTGCGTGGGGAGAAGAACACATCGGAGAAACATGGTGGGATCTTTCAAAGGTAAAATGGGTTTGGTATGAGCAAGGTGATCAGGAATACAAGACAAAAAATTGGGGCAAAATTTTTCCGGGTTCTAGTATTGATGTGTATGAATGGGTAGAATCAACCTTACTTCCGAGTGAATGGAATAATCAAGCAGATACAACAAATGGATTGTCAAACAGGATATCTGGTATGCCACTAGATCCAACAAACAATTCTTTCACTGTGAAACAAAAGTATGATAGTAAGAAAAACGAATTTATAAATTATTACTACTACTGGGTAAAAGGTAGTGTGTTCGTTCCTGGCATAGGCAAAACTGTGTTTGAGAGAAACAATTCAACAGCAATTATATCTAATTTGTTAACAAATCCAAAATTATCAGGCTTAAAATATTTTGGAGTTTCAGATCAAAATAAAATAATCTTGTACAATGTCAAATATCTATTGCAAGATGATAATATTGTCTTTAATATAAATTACAAAACCAACACAGGTGACGCAAGTAGGCATCAGGTATGGAAAATATTTGCAGAAGGTGATCCACAAATAAGACCATCTACCGAGATAGAATCCAAATGGTGGGATAGTTTGGTTGGTCACGATGCAAGTGGAAACGTGGTGCCAGATAAATCATTACCGGTCAATAGAAGATACGGCACTTTGTTGCGTCCTCGACAAAGTTGGTACGTAAACAGATTCAAAGCATTGAAAGAAATAATTGGCTACACTAACACTATCCTTAAAGCAAAACAATTAGTAGGAACGATAAGTTTCACTAATTTAAATTTAGATGATCCTCAGCCAACTGCTACATCAGGAGAATACGATGGCACAGTAGCGACGTATGAAGATTTAGGTTATCTTAACACGGCAGACTTCAGTGGCAAAGTGAAATATTTGGTTACAGCAGATGAAAATATTGGTGGTTTGTGGGCGATACATGAATGGAGTGGCACAGAATGGACTAGAATAAAAGTTCAAACTTACAAGACATCAAAATATTGGACATATGCTGATTGGTACAAGACAGACGGAGCGATGTCACACAATGAAAATACAAGAATTGACAAACAAGTTCAGTATGAATATGAACTAGATTCACTTGACCTCACTGTGGGACAACACGTCAAGGTTACCACAAGTTCTGGAGGCGGATGGAAAGTATTCATGAAAACCGCAACTGGCTGGGAAAATGTTGCAACGCAAAATGGAACTATACAAATTTCATCTGATGTATATGATTACACAATTTCCTCATCAGGATTTGCAGGAACAGATACATTTGACACAAACTTCTATGATGATGAGCCAACAGCAGAAACTAGGAATATATTGACCGCATTGAGAGACGATATTTTCGTTGGTGATTTGGAAAAGGAATACAATACAATATTCTTTATTGGATTGAGATATGTTTTATCAGAGCAGACTTATGTTGATTGGTTAAGCAAGACCTCATTTTTAAATATCACAAATAGTTTAAGGCCATTGAATCAAAGAAAATCTTATTCTACTGGCAAAGATGATTATGTGGAAAAATACATCAGCGAGGTCAAACCTTATTCAACTAAAGTAAGGGAATACAAATTAAAATATACAAGTGATGAAACATTAAAAGGTTTGAATACGGACTTTGATTTGCCTCCATTCTACGATGTAACACAGGCAAAAACTAGGCCAATAGAAACATCTGGTGTAAACGACCAAACTAAACTCACAGAGTTTCCTTGGAACACGTGGAAGCAATATCATACAAAATACATCAAGAGTATTACAATTACAAAAAGCGGATCTGGTTATCAGACGACACCAACTGTATCTTTTATTGGTGGTGTAGAAGAAGAAACAGGTCCTTACACTCTATTAGGTAGAAGTAATTCGGGTACCACTAGTGGTACTTACGGATATTTTTATCCATTATACACACAACAAGTAAATGCCAACATTGCTGATCAACAGAATGGTGGTACAGGCAGTTCACATTCACACACATTTGAAGAATATCCAAATAGAACTTTTTATATGCCAGACAGCATGATGAATCATGGCGTTGCAACAGATCCAGGCACATACAAAATTTTTGCTGAAGGAACACAAACTCACGCAACAGCGACGGCGGTGGTGTCTGACGGAAAATTACAAAAAATTAACATAACAACAAATGGCGTTGGATATACAACTACCCCACAAATTATTTTGACTGGTGGAAGAAA